ATATAAACAAATGACGCCTTGAAACCCAGTGGGAAAATTCCAGCATCAAAAAATGTGTAATACCCCAAAGGGACCACCTGGTCACGCGGTGGTTTTAAGTGCGCTCAACAACTCGCATGTAAGGCAATCCTGTGAAATGATAAACTTGAAAATCATCTCCAGCTGCCAAAAAGCATGCAAAGCTGCCTCTGGTATCGCGCTGCCGACCAAAAGTGGCGAATTCCACTGCTTGTCGGCATCCGGTTAATCCCCGGATGTTTCTGTTCGACTTTGTTAGATCGAATCTGGATTGGCTGTAGTAGGGAACTTCCAAGCTTACGCAAGGATTGACCCTTTCGGGAGATACAGCCATCCCCCCATTGCCTCCTAATATAGTCGGACCTGCTGTGCCGTCATTGAATAGGAAATAATTGTCCCTATTTGGAGAAAGAGACATATTTTGCGTCAAGAATGGGAAGGAATACTCCTCACCTGGTCTTATATGAACGCGTTTTCCATAAATGACTGCCTCATCATCGTTGAAACCGCTACTGTAAATGGCTTTCCAACGCATGGCACCTCTAGTTCCAGCATGCATCAGGCTCACATACTGGGCCATAGTTAGCCCTGCAAAGGTGTATTGAATTGGAGCAGCATTGTCCACTCTGTCAACTTCACCGGGCATAAGGCCGCAATAAGGCAAACGCACACCGAAAACAAAAGTTGCACTATCTGTTGCGTTGCCCGAAAGCAATTGGGCTAATCTATGAAAAGCGTATCTTTTTGTGAGAGGTCTCAATGAAGTGATTCTCTCCCCCATGTACACCTTATTCATATTTTCAGAACATTTCATGCCAGTGAGCATCATTGTGGGGCCTTGCATTGGAGCTCCATCTTTTAATGCAGCACTTGCACCCTTATCAGACTCAACGTCTCCACTTTGTGGTGGCAAAGGAGGAATGGCGGAATTCTCCTTGTAAGGCGCTAAAGCTGCAATGTGATCATTAGGAGATGCCACTTCAAAATCTTCCCCACCACACACGTGTGAGACAATCTCAACATTTGTACTGGTGGCTAAGTCAGGTGATGACAATGGTGTCTCCACAAAGATCATTATTGTTCCATTTTCAGATGTGGTCAGAGGCCTCTGCGCAAAAGCTGTGTTGCCAGTTGTCCACATGTCAGTACCCCAAACTGATGCGGGATTTGGATCAAAATAATCCTTGCTAGTCTCCAAGAAAGTTGTTGACTGGTGGACTCCAACTTGGACAGAAAAGTCAGGTTCATCTGCAATGTCCACGATCTTCATTGTGTTCTTCTGCATATCTTGTATAGACATGTCTGTTCCCCCAGTGGGATCATAAACAATACGTAGACGACCCTTGTGCAACCCACTACATGCTACACTGAACCTAAAGATAATGGACCCAGTCCAATAATCAAAAGGAAAAGCCGCAGCTGCCAAAGCGGTGAATGCCATGCCAGTAGGATCATCATCACGTCGCACAATATACAAAGGGTTCACCTTAAACTGGGCTAAGCGCTGACCTGTAAGCATAGATTCATCCCAATCGAAAGAACCCCAGAATGAATCTCTTGAGGCAATCGATGTTATGGCCAAACTGTCGTATGGCTTATCGTTAGCTATTCTCGGATCAACACTCAACTCATTCTTTTCATGCACAGCCAACGAGTGTACAGCACTAGGTACGTCAGTCAAAGCCGAAGCACCAAATCCATCAGGCATATATCTCATGCCTTCAGCAGTAATGCGAGGTCTACTGTAACCAAATATCTTAGCCACCTTGCCTACACCTGTTGCGGCAATTTCAGTGGCC